CCCCAAGCGTAGCGTAGTAAAAAAGCTAAACATCCCTAACCTACAAAAGTATGCACCATCGAGACAAATATAAAAAATTTCGCCAGGCCAAAAACCCTGGCCAGGATTGGCCATTTTGGAAGGTAGTTCTTGCAGGGTGGTTGATAAGATCCCCCATGAAGATACTGAGGTTCTTTCTTGGTTTCGGATTCTTCCTACTCATAATTATTTTCGATTTCATTCCAGATGAAACCATAAAAAATTGGGAGGCCCAAATTACCCACCAGAGGTCTTATTGACAAGCACCTATATACATGGTATGATTATATTACACCTTTGAATATTACATGGCGAAAGGATTTAAAGTAAAGGCAGCCAAACCAGCAGTTGCCCCCAAAGATGATTTCGATATCGAAAAAGTCAAACAGCATTTACAGGGAAAGAAGATAGTATTTTGTATGCCTGGTAGAGGTTGTAGTTATACATTCCTAAAGAACTTCGTACAACTTTGTTTTGACATTGTTGGTTGCGGAGGTGCAATACAGATATCACAAGACTACAGTAGTATGGTAAACTTTGCAAGATGCAAGTGTCTTGGTGCAAATGTACTACGTGGTAAGGAACAGAAACCTTGGGATGGTAAATTAGAGTATGACTATCAGTTATGGATAGACAATGATATAGTTTTTAACACAGAAAGTTTCTTCAGACTTATGCAGTTAGGTATGGAGAAGGATATTGCAGCTGGTTGGTATGCAACTGAAGATGGCACTACTACATCCATTGCACACTGGTTGGAAGAAGAAGACTTCAAAGCGAATAAAGGTGTGATGAATCATGAAACTGTAGAGACAATGAGTAAGAGAAGAAAGCCTTTTACATGTGACTATACAGGTTTTGGATGGGTGTCAATTAAAAAGGGTGTGTTTGAGAATCTAGAGTATCCTTGGTTTGCACCTCAGATGCAAGTCTTTGAGTCTGGTGAGGTACAGGATATGTGTGGTGAGGATGTCAGTTTCTGTTTAGATGCAAAGAAGAAGGGTTATGAGATATGGTGTGACCCTCGTATACGTGTAGGACATGAAAAAACCAGAGTCATATGATGTAAGAGTCAAAGGACGACTCGTTCTTTCCAACGGAAGTATGGAAGATGCAATGGAAATCATTCAAGACCTCTCTGAGGCTTATTATAATACAGGTCAACCAGACCCAAGTACAATTACAATGGAGTTAAGCAATGGCGAAAATGAAGCAATCACTAATGGGTAGTGGGTTTGTAGAGACTACACCTAAAAAAACTCGGCAAGGACTCGGAAAACACTCGAAGTTCAGCGCAACTTCTCGAAATAAAGCACGAAAACGTTATCGAGGCCAAGGGAGATGACAAAGACAGCGCCATATCAAGCACTTCCAAAGGGACTCTATGTAATGAATAGTCCCATAGCTGGTCAAGGTATCTTTACGATGAATGAAATACCATCGGGTACTGAGCTTGGTATGTCGCATATTGTTGTAGATGAAGAAATATATCGCACTCCACTTGGTGGATTCATAAATCACAGTGAGAATCCG